GGGTAATTGTAAATATCGTAGGATGGGATAGCGCCGATATGTGTTCAGTATATAAAGATATTGATGCTGATGATGAGATTAGTTCTTGGTTTGGGGCTGAAGGAATTAAAGATAAGAGCGGCTCTTTGAATGACCTATGAGGTGACCCATGGCTAAAAATTGTCAAGAAAAGGGGCTGAAAAAGAGCCCTTATAAAACATTGAGACCTTTAAAGGAAGATCTTGATGATAAATATGAATCTGTTTCTTGCAGATGTATGGCTTGCGGAGAAGAATATGATAGTCCTGTGGGAAACTTTTATAAAAACACAGCCTCTCCACTTTGGAAGGCAAACGATGGTTTCGCTCCGGTTTGCATGAAATGTGTAAGGTACATGCTCAATGATTATTCTATAAGATTTGGATTGAAAACTGCTGTTGCAATTTTGTCACATTATTTAGATCTTCCCTTTTCAAACTCTGTGTTTGAAACAGCTAATGAGGGCTCTTCGACTTTTACAATGGGAACTTACACTCGATATATAAATATATCGCATTATTCGAGACAAACCTTTTTAAACACTTTGGTTAATGGTGACTTATCAAAAGGTGCGAATGAAGTACGAGAAGAGGCCGAAGCTAAATGGTCTGAGAAGGATAATAAAAATAAGAATTTTGTAATTTCTACTATTGGATATGATCCTTACGATGATGATATTTATAGTGGAGCTGATCGTAAATTCCTATTCAATACTCTTTCTGGATATTTGGAAGATGATGTTGTAGAGGATGGGCATAGACTTCAAAGTGCGATAAACATTGCTCCTAGCATGCTGCAACGAAATAAAATAGATCGTCTGATCAACGAACAGCTTTCCTTAAAAAATGCAGACACTTCCCTATTGAAAACTTTGGGAGATACAAAAGCAAGTTTTGATCGCAGTATCAACGCATCTGCAAACGAAAATGGATTTTCTTTGAAGACTTCTGGCGCTAAAAAGCATGCAAACACTTTGACTGGCATTATGAGAGAGATGATTGATTCTGGATTCGAAGAATGTAAAGTTAATTCTGTTGATGCCAAATACTCAACTGTTCTTAGCTCTGTTGCAAATGTAAGTAACCGAAACTTATTTGATCAATTAAATTATCAAGAAGATGATTATGCTCGAATGGTAGCAACTCAGAGAGAACTCATTCAAAAATACGAGAAAGAAAATGCTATCTTACAAGAAGAAAATCGCATAATGAAAAGATTGGCTGCTGCAATGAATATTGAAATTCCAGAGGTTGGTGGTCAATAATGGATTTTTTAATTCGAGAATCTCAAAAAGAGTTATCTCAAAGAAAACAGGAAACTTATTACCGATATAATCAAGTTATCCAATGGGGACGTAGAGACCCAGTGGCGTTTATTAGAAGATTCATGAAGATCGAGTTAATGGATTTTCAAAGATACGTTATTTATTCTTCTTGGGATAAATCTTTTAATTTATGGTTGGCTTGTCGAAATTTTGGAAAATCTGCTCTTCTTGCTATTTATCCAATGGCTCGTAGCCTGTTAATTCCCTATCACGCAACATATTTCATTGGAAATACTGGCGATCAAGCTAAAGAAACATTCAATAAAATGGAGAAGATTGCAAAAGGGGAAATTGAATCTTTTACTGGATCTACAGATATTTTCTTAAATGAGTTAGAGGTAAAGGGTTCTGGTGGATCAGATGGTTTTGTACATAATCCAGCATCATTTAGATGCAAATTATTCAATGGTTCAGAATTATTTACTTTGAATAGTGATATTGTCAATATCAAAGGTAAACGTGCTAATTTAGTCTGTTACGATGAAGCTGGTTGGTTCTCCGACGAATTGTTCACGCAGACCGAACAGTTTGTAAACCAGAATCAGGATTTTAAACTGGGCGTTGGTGTTGATACATCTTTTGAGCCCAAGGGGTTTGCTCGCCAATTACTTTATGCCTCTTCTGCTAGTGATACCTCATCTCCCTTTTATTCAAAGTATCGAGACTTTTCAGAACAGATGATTTTAGGAAATCCTCTCTATTTTGTTTGTGATTTCCGAGTAGATACTGTGCTGCATCCAACTGTAGATGGGGTTCCCTGCACTCCTCTAATTGACCAAGATAAAATTGATCAAGCAATGAAGGATCGTGCTAGAGGAGAACGTGAATTATATAATAAATTTTCTGCGGACTCTCATGATGGGCAAATTGTCTCTAGAAGAGATATTTTAATCAATTCTGAAAAGCGTCCTCCGATTTTAAAAAATGAGGGGGATAAAATTTTTATTGCAGCATATGACCCGGCGAGAATGTCTGATAACGCAATTTTAGGTTGGGCAGAACTGATTAACGATCCTGATAAGGGATGGATGATGAAAATTGCTAATGTCATAAGTATGGTTGATGAATCTACTAAAAGAAAAACGCCGCTTCGCATGCCAGAACAGGTGAAAAGAATTCAAGATTGTATTGTTGATTATAATGGCATTGGAAAATTAGATTACGAAAATATCATGGCAATTGTTTGTGATGCTGGAGCCGGAGGACAGATGATTGGCGGTATATCAGACCAATTACTTGATGATTGGGTTGGTAAGGATGGAATCTTGCATCGAGGAATCATTGATCGTTCTCACAAAGCAAACGAAACCGCAAATAAACGATATCCTGATGCGATTGACATAATGAATCTTGTAGATCCTAGAGCCCACCGCAATGAAATATTTGATGCCGCCGAACGGATGACTAAATTAGGCGTTGTATCATTCCCTGCTGATAATGAAGGCAGGGATTTTATTTTGACTATTGATGATGATGGCGTAGAACATAAACATAATTTATCGAAAGAAGAAATACTTTCGATGGCTCAAATCGAGCTCATGAAAAACGAAATCGTCACAATGTGCAAATATAGTACAAATGGAAATATTACTTACAATTATCCGCCTGAATTAAGAAATAAAATGCACGATGATAGAGCATTTGTTTATGGATTGCTTTGCTGGTTCCTAGCTAAGTTAAGGCGCGAACAAGTTGTAAATAAGAAGTCTGAAAAAAGATCTGCAGATTTTAAATCAGACTTTATCTTTAGAGCTCCGAAAGTGAGGTGAGAATTTGGCAAAAAGAAAAAATCAAAATTCTGAAGAATCCGAGAACATTGTCATATCTGATCCAGGGAGTTCTGATGTTTCCTATTTCAATGCAAAAGATTTTTTAAAGTTTGCAAATTTAAGTAGGATTCAAATTTGGGACCCGACATCCAGAACTTCAAATACTTCCACATTTACCAAGTACACTAAATCTCAAATCGTATCTTATCTAAGCAACCCAAGCACTAACGAGGTAAACCTGCGAAATATGTCAATTTATCTATATAATATTTCAAATTATTATAGAAGATTGATTTTATATTTTGCAAACATGCCTACTTTTGCGTATGTTATTTCCCCTTGGAAATTGAGTTTACAAAAGGCACAGAATAAATCTACGATATACAAGGGATATCAAAATGCGGCAAATCAGTTGTCCATTATGAATATTCCACACGAGTTTAGAAAGATTTTAAAAGTAGCCTTCCGAGAGGATATTTTTTATGGGTATACTTATGAGACCAAGGATAGTTTCTCAATTCAAAAACTAAATCCTGATTATTGCAAAATTACATCTTGTGAAGATGGTGTGTTTAATTTCGCATTCAATTTTTCATATTTTGATAGCAATGCTGACGAACTTCCCAATTATGACCCAGACTTTGAAGTGATGTACAATCAATATAAATCTGGAGGATCTTCGTATCAGTGGCAGGAATTAAGCAGCAAAAGGTCTATTTGTATTAAAATCAACGAAGATAGTGTAATTCCGATTCCCCCGTTTGTTAGTTTATTTTCGGCACTAGCCGACATTGAAGATTATAGAGCTATAACCAAAAATGCAAGTGAAACATCAAATTATAAAATGCTCTCTCTCATGATCCCTACTGATAAAGATGGGAATTTTTTAATTGATTATGAGATGGCGAAAGATTTTTATATTCAGATGTCGAACGTCCTTCCAGAAAATATTGGTGCGATATTAACACCTATGAAAATTGATTCGGTAGATTTCGAAAAGTCTGGAGCAATGAGTGACACAGACCTTGTTACTGGCGCAGAATCTTCTTTTTGGTCAGAAGCTGGTGTAAATAAACTCCTATTTGGCGGCGGAGAAGATCCAAGTTCTACTTCTTTAGGGTTATCTACTATAAGCGATCAGGCAATTGTATTCTCTGTTCTTGAACAAATTCAAAGATGGATCAACCGAAAATTAAAACAATTATCAGGAACTGTAAAATTTCAAATCCAATTCCTGGATATCACTCGGTATAACCAAAAAGAAGTTCATGATCAGCTCGTTAAAGATGGACAATATGGTCTACCTGTGAGAAATGCGATTATGGCTGCATCTGGATTTCAGCAGCCAAATGTTTTATCTATGGCTTATCTCGAAAATGAAATTTTAAATATGTCTTCTTATGAAAAACCTTTGATTAGCTCAAACACGCAGACATCAGAGGAATCAGTCGGTAGGCCAACTGCAGAAGAGTTAGGGGTTCCTATCACTGACGAAGGTGAAAATTCAAGAGAGAAGATATAATTCAGTAACGTTTACTATCGTTGAATGGAAGGAGTTTGCGACCATAAGATAGTATGGTTGAATTGTGGTTTATGAAGATATTAAAAACTAAAGACCCAGAAATTAGAGATAAGATGGTTTCTTATGGATGGGGCTATATCGCAGAGAAACAAGGCAGATCTAAAGTATATTGTTTTGTTCTTCTGGATGATGCTGAATCACATAATGTTCTGCTTGAGTTCCCGAGTGAAAAATATTATATAGATGACAAATTATGCTTTTGAATCTTGAAGTTCTAGAAAGGGGGTGATGAGCATGGAAATAATTAAATATCAAATGCAGATTTATCCTGTGGAATTTAATAAAGTAAATGATCAATTTACGATTTGCAAATGTTATGTAATGGCGATCGGTAAAAATCGTAATTTTACATATATATCAAAAGAATCTGTAGATGCTGCACTCCCCACCCTATCTTACTCTCCGGTTGTTGCTAATCTCTTTTATGATGAAGATGAAGACAAATATTATGTTGGATGCCATGATCGGGAAATTGATAATGGGAAATTATGTGATATTACTGTTCCGTATGGAGTGGTTGTAGCAAATAGTTTTGGGTATGAAGATGTTGAAGAGTCTAGTGGAGCTGTTTCTACGTATCTGACTTGCGATATCGTCCTTTGGACAGGACGATACGGAGATCTGATGAAGGCAGCCTATGATGACTCTATTTATTTTGGGCAAAGCATGGAGATTATACCGTTAGAGGTAGTCCAATATGCTCAAGATAAGCGGTATTCCGATATTCAATCTTTTAAATTTTCTTGTTTAACCCTTTTGGGAAAGTCGGATGACCCGGAGCATCATGTAGAGCCCTGCTTCCCATCTGCTAGAGTTCAAACTTATTCGTGCATTGACCTTTCTTCCAGTTGCTTTGTTGAAAAGTTCGAAGAATTAAAGTCTGCTATGCGCGACGCATTTGTAAATAGCTTTGATGGAGTAAATACATTCAGTAAGGAGGTATATCCGTTGACAAAAATTGAAATTCTTAACAAATATAATTTGACCCCTGAAAGTTGCGATTTTGATTATGAGCAATTTTCGGAGGAAGATCTTGAG